TTCAATGCCTGTACTTGTCGGAGTAAGCGTGTCGCTAACACTAAACCCTGTCCCTGTACTTGGGGGAACACTTGTAGGTATATTAGGTACTCCAGCAACACCTCCCCCTGTAGTAGTTGTAGTCGTCAAATCTACTAAATTTTCAGGAGCAATAGCCACATCGGTTGTTGAAATACTTTTGTCAATAACGGGAGCATTATTTCCCGTGGAGCCTGTTATATCAGTGTTGGGCGTTAAACCCTGTAATGCTCCAGCAGAGATGCCGCCAATCGCCCCTGCTTTCAGACTGTCTTTTAGGTTATTTCCTGCAAGCAGTGAACTACCTGCTCCGGCAACAAATCCAGACACGGCGGCAGTTCCTATCGCTGACTTTACACCTAATGCTGTAGCCGCTGCGGGACCAAGCGTCATAAACAACGCTGCTGAAACAATAACCTTACCTACCGTACTACTGGCAAACTTCTTGACGGCCTTCCCTATCTTTTTAAATACTTTTTTAAGAGAGAAGAACTCAGGTAGGCCTGTGCGTGGGTTGATTGTCCCTGCACCGCCCTTGTCCTTGAGCATCTTCATCTCAGCCGGCGTGACATGGGCAAGCATCGTATCGCCGTTTCGGCCCAGACTAGCTATGCCACCCATCGCAAAACCTTGCGGTGCTCTGGCTTGCGCGCCGGAGGTCGCTCGGATTTCATCCAGCGCCATGTTCAATGCGCCGAAGAACTCTGGATCAAAGGTCTCAGGAAGCATGTCATCAGGCATGTCTTGTGTTTTGTAATGCGCTCGAATCTCGTCGTAACGCTCAAGAGACGCAAGTATCTCATCGACCATGTCGTTAAGTACGTCAAGCACTTCAACAGGTAGTTCGAGATCGCGTAGCTCTGCTTTGAATTCTGCAACAGCCATCGGATCGGCTTCAGCCGCCGTGGCAAGGAGGGTTTCATTGACTTCTGACGCAGGTATCTGCTCCCGCATCTGCTCGATAACGGTGAAATCATCTATAGTTGGGGAAGGCATAGTTCCCGACATCGCTTCAGCCATGTTATATCCTTTGTTTAGCTATGAGGTCACACAGGACCGCACGTCGGGAGACGTGAATTTTCTTAATTATGACCGCTTACTTACTCTCTGTCTACTTCAAGATAGGACAGGTAAAAACTAGCATTTGCCTGCGAAGAAGTAACCCTCAACACATTGCCTGTCTCTAATATACACGGGACTCCTCCAAAGACATCAACCGTAGCATCTGCGGCCAAGGCCTGCTCTTTGTATAAAAAAACTGTCGAAGACAGTCCAGCAGTCGTATCAACTTGTTTGACACTTATGTCTGCTGGATTGTTATCCGCGTTAGTTACACGTAAAGACTTAATGATCCCAGTATTGGCTGCAGGAACGGTGTAAAGAACGGTTTCGGTTGCAGCGGCAGGGATCAACTGTTGATGTAGATATTTGTCAGCCATTTACTTTCCCTCAAACCAAGCACGGGCGTTACTCGTCTGCTGTGTCACTACCGGCGTGTAGCTAGTGTTAAGTTGTAAGACAATCTGCTCAAGAGACCGGACCAACTGGTCAAACTGCTGTGGGCTATAATTACCTTGTGCAGCATTAGGCAGACGTACATTTGCAATTTTACTCATCTTAATCCGTCCGGTTGGATGTCAACTCGCAGCGTTCCGTATCGCCAATTAGCATTGACCGTGGAGCTAGTAATCTTCAGGGCTATCTGCCGCCCACGAGCACGTGTATCTACCTTTTGCGTGGTAGGCGTAATCGTATACGGGTCCAAGGAGCTGGGGTTGGCAGTAGCCTGAGGATAGGCGCGTAACAAAAGATTAACCACTAGGTTCTCTGCTTGGTCTTTAAAGTCGGGGATAAACCGCTTCATATAGACCATTTCTTCGCCGTCCCCTAAATCAAAGTAGCCCGACTCAATAAAAGCCACAATAGCCGAACCGTCCGCCTGATTAAGACCATCTTCTTGATTGTAAACAAGACTCCTGCCGGCAGTCAGTCCATAAATAGTCGTTATAGTAGACGCTGTGTTATCTTTTAAATACTCACTGGCGATAGGTTTACTAAAGGAGTCCACGTCTTGCCATGATGTGCGTGCCAAAGAGCCAATCGACCAAACGTTCTCAAGGTAATTATAAGTGACATTACGGTCTACAAAATCAGACCCCGCCGAACAATAGAACCACGTGATCTCGTTATAGTCCGAGTTTAAGGCCGCATAGACCTTATCTTCTTGGACTAGATTAATATCCCCGAACACATAGTCTTGGACCGTACAGGGCAGTTTCTTTACCGTACCGTCAAAAGCATAAAACGCCTCGTGCCCAATCCACAGAGCTAGTCCGTTCACATCAACCGCCGCGTGGGGACCTAAAGCCCCGCAGTTACTGCCGAGTTGCTGAAAACCAAAGGTGTAAGGAGGGCCAATGTACTGCATACCATGCAGTGAGGTATCCGTAAAAATAAGTACCTGACCACGAGAACGGACCGCCGTCATTATTCTGTTACCGTCCGAAAGCTTTTGACCGCCTGCGGTGTTGGTTACTTTTTCCGTAAACTCATTGATGTTTTCTTGGTCCGAGAACCGCACGAACAACGGGTCCTGAGTTGTTGGATCGCCCACGGTGGTCTCTGTGCCAAAACAAACTAAATGCCTGTCAGGAGATGTGATTAAAGCGAACGTGCTTTTAGTAGGTGCTCCTGAAACAGCTATTGCGCGTTGATCTGTCCCATCATCGGGACTCCACTTGTAAATAGAGCCATTGACAGCCTGCATAATTAGCACTTGACCAAATTGATCAAATGTCCAAATCCGTGCAAAAATAGTCGGTTGAGCCACGATTGTTCGTGCTGTGCCCCACGTTCCGGCACTCCACGTTCCCGTGCCCCAGCCAAAATCAAAAAAACTCCGGTCAGCACCTACATTAATTTGATAGGCCCCAACAATTGACCCTCCGCCATTGCCAGTGTCCGAGCCGTTAGCGGCAACAGGGGCTGTAATCGTGTAAGTAGAAGAAGTGAGTACCTCAGTGATCTCGTATTCAGCGTTTAGAATAGCAGCGGTAACGTTACCACCCAAACTTGATGCACCAGAAAACGTAACAAAGTCTCCGGTGTCTGCTCCGTGAGCCGTGTCTGTTACAGTAATAACGGATGATCCGTTAACTGCGGCAAAGGTTACGTCGCCTGCCGCCGTCGTTTCTCGCAAGGGTGTTATGTCGGACCATACACCGCCCAGTGATACATAGATTTTTCGATTAGTACCTACGGCTAAGTAAGGAGTGCCTGCGGTGCTGTTCCAAGAAAAAGTCTCACTGGCAAAACCAACAAGGTAGTTGGGTGCGCCGTTAAAGTAAGTCCAGCCACCTAACTTTTCAGGTAGACCAAACCGAAAACGGACGTTGTCACCGTCCGTAAATCCGCCTTCTGCGCCGTATTCCGTATTTTGCTTATCAATGCCGGGTTTTAGTGCAAGTCTGAAATATGCCATAGCTAATCGTCCAAATACTTGCCTGTTCGTATCATTTCGGTAAGCTCTACTGATCTGCTTCCGACTTGTCTAGCCCACTTGGAATCTAAAAATTCATCACTAGCCGCGTTGTAATCACCTATTTCCATAGCGGCCAAGGCGCGTCGAAATCCTCGTAACCTTGATCCGACACCCAAGTTATACCCTAAGTCTATCATGGCGTCTTTACGGACGTCATCCAGTAAAGAAAACCAAGGGTATTGTGAGCTTAACTCTTTAATAACCCGTTCTATATCATTCTCAAGAAGGTACTGTACTTCATCATCAGACAAACCTATACCGTTTTCAGGGTCAATATTACGACCCATACCTATAGTCCAATAACCGGCAGGGCATTTGTAAGCTAAGTGCCGTCCATTAGTCTTAACCTCGCCCTCATGGCGTTTTAGCATCTCGATTAACTTTTCCATTTATTTTTTTCCATTAGATCCCCCGAAAAAAAACGCTGAAATGCCGGACACCAACGAGGCTAGGGCCCCTAAAATTAAATTCACGACACCATCATCGTTAGCATCTGGAGGCTGTATCGTCACCATATAGACATAGCCCAAGAAGCCCAACAACGCTGTCATCGCAAAAATCTTAGGCATTGGGTCATCAGAAAAATGATCTCTTGCAGACTTCCTGTCATCTACTTCAACTTTGAAAGACTCTAAGTTAATTTCCATCGCTTTTAATTCGTTTTCGGTTTGAGTTAACGCAGGAATTTTGTCTGGTTCTCGTTCGACCAGTTCTTCAATTTGCTCTAGCGTTGAAGTCTCAGGCATGTTTAATTTTTTAGCTGCCATTTTTATAGCGATATTAGCAACTGGATTACCGCTAGTTGCAACATTTACTAAAGTTGGTGCTAACGCTCCTAAAATGCCTTTGAGTTTCACGCGCCAATCTCACCTGATGGAGTTACCTGCTCGGCCAAAATATCAATGGTATCGCATACGTCGCTGACAACCACCCCAGTAGTGGCAGACAAGGCAGAACGACCTACCGCTCTCATGCCTTTGTATAATTGATTGCAGTACAGGTCCTTGTTGTCCATCACTTGTTGCACAGACGTGCAACTAGACAGCATAACAATCACGCTAAGTATCAGTATTCGCATTCTTTTGCTCCTCTATGAATCCTTTTAAGCGTTTCTTATATCCATCCATGAAGTGGTCAGAGATAGCATCAGAAATACCACCGTCCTTGTCCTTCTTGGCTGGGTTTACAAAGTTCCTACCAGA